GTATGAATTCCCGCTTGTGCTTCTTTTGATATTCATCTTCCGATGACGCAATGATTCGTTGAAAGCTTTCCAGGGGAAACTTTGCATCGACAGGGACCATTCCGACTTTAAGGATTATTTAAATGATAGCTTTCCTACTATTCATACTCTTACAAGTTGCTGACGTGTGGACTACCATTGCGGGTATGAACTCTGGCGCATCCGAGGCCAACCCTATCATGGACAAACTGTTCAATAAGATCGGTGTGGTTCAGGGGTTAGTGTTAGCTAAGTCTATTACTGTAATACTTTTTGGTCTGTTTCTATACGAGACTTGGATAATGTGGGCTTTTGTTTGTCTCTATATTATTATAGTAGGCAACAACGTTTATCAGTTAAGGAAGTTGTAATGTCTGTTGAATCGGCTGTAGCCAAACTACAAGTACAGCAAGAGGCTATGGCTGAAGATGTGCGGGACATGAAGTCCGCATTAAACTCAATTGCATCATCACTAGAGAAGTTAAGCATCCTAGAACAAAGGCAATCAACATCCCACCAAGACATCGACAGAGCACACAAAAGATTAGATGGCATAGAGTCTCTATTGAAAGAAGAAGTTAAAGGCCACGAGAAAAGAATCCAGGCTATTGAGATATCTATCGCCAAGAACCAGTGGATTGAGCGCGTCATAATGGCGGTGATTATGGGCGTGATAGGGCTGTGGATTAAAGGCGGAGTCTAATGGGCTTCCTAGATTTAATAGCGGGAATCTTTAAACCAGCCGCTGAACTCATAGACGAGTTACACACTTCCGAAGAAGAAAAGATTATTCAGCAACGGCGCTTGTTAGAGATACAGGCGATGGTATTAGACTCGTCTCTGCAATATGAGAAAGAGTTAATGACCGCCAAGGCAAACATCGTTACAGCCGAGGCCAAGTCAGAGCATTGGATAACCGCAACTTGGCGACCAATAACAATGCTAACCTTCCTAGCTTTAGCTGTTGGTGATTCACTTGGTTGGCTGCCGAACCCTTTGAAGGATGAAGCCTGGATGCTCCTACAATTAGGATTGGGCGGCTATGTTGTTGGGCGTAGCGCTGAGAAAGTCATACAGACAGTGAGGAACTAATGCCACTATTAAAAGGTCGATCCGATAAAGTCGTATCAAAGAATATCAAGACTCTATTGTCAGAAGGCTACCCGCAGAAGCAAGCCGTAGCAATTTCAATGTCAAAGGCCAAGCGTGCAAAAGCTAATCGAAACTCTTAAGCGGCATGAGGGAGTTTCTAAGTACGCTTACGAAGACCATCTTGGCTATGTCACAATCGGTGTGGGTAGATGCCTTGATCCTGAGCGCGGGCTTGGTCTATCTGATGACGAGATTGAATATCTACTTAGAAATGACATTGACCGCTGCTACTCAGAGATAGGTGTATTCTCTTGGTTCCACGACTTGGACCAGGTTAGGCAAGAGGCTGTGGTTAACATGCTGTTTAACCTTGGCCTGCCTACGTTCTTAGAGTTCAAAAGAACGTTAAAGTTTCTAGCCGAAGGTAAATACTCACAAGCTGCTGCCGAAATGTTGAATAGTAAGTGGGCTATACAGGTGGGTGATCGAGACAATGAGTTAGCTTACATGGTAGAGACTGGTCAGTACCTGAAATAAAAAAGGCCCCGTAGGGCCAAGTTGCAATTAACACTAAGTGTAACTCTGCGGGGAATAGTCGGAGTCACACTCCATCTTTTTATACTCCTCTCGATAATGTTTTGCAATATCTTTCCTGACCTGCTCATTGGCCTTTAAGATTCCATTGCTTTTCTCTTGGAGTATATCTAGGTGTGCTTGTCCAAAGTATTGCTCTAACCACTTTACAAATTTGGTTGGGTTCTCGGTCATAGTCCTATGGCATCCACTACACATACAAACCGCATTCATTAAATCCCATCGTAAAATCTTCTTACGTCTGCCGTGAATGTGACAGCACTCAAGTCTGAGGTCTGATCGACCGCAGTGCTCACAGTATCCCTTGAATCTTACAACATCGCTGAACCACTTATCAGCCGCGTCCCTTCTGATCGCCATCCTTATCCTCCATTGTCCATTTCTTTTCTCTGCCGATGGCGGGGGCGAAGTGCAAGCACGTTGGGCACATCCAGCCTTTTAGTTTAAAGTTTTCCTGCGCTGTGAAAACTTCTTCCATCTGCATATCGCAGTCGTCACACATCATAATTGCAATCATAGCTGCTCTGCCCCTACCTTGAATCTCGAATGCTCACCGAATACTTTATGTAACAGTACAGCCGTCATTGATCTGCTTGATCCGTAACCACTTGCGGCGTGCCAAGCGTCGGGCGGCGGGAGAACATTCCAAGATTCATGGTGAAGACCACCGATCTCGTGCGCTTGTTTATGATGTATATGACCCGTCCATGCAAAGCGATGCTTAGACTCACCCCATTCCTTTGCCAGAACCCTTGTAATAGTTTCATAAATCCTTTGAACATTAATCTTATCTCCATGATGCATTACCACAAGGTTGTCACCCCAAGTAAAGTTTATAAACTTATTGTAATTCTCGAACACCTTAACTCGCTTCTCGCTCTCATAGTACATCTTAACCATAGCATTAAGCCACAGTGCCGCATCTGGATCGTGGTTGCCGCGCACGTTAATGATCCACACTTCCTTGTGGACTTCTAGCATTCGAGTAATCAGGCGCTTGTATAGCCTTCCTGCTGCCTCGATAACCATGCCCGCCCTGCCGTCTACATCAAGAGGCGTTCCCGATCCTGTCTCATTTTTTATGTTGTTCGCATGAAAAAAATCCCCGAGGTTGACGAGGATTCCTGTGTGAGCATGTGAACTTGCGTTGGTAAGTGTATCTACTGCGTTAAACAGTAGCTTGCAGGATATGTTTATATCGTAGTCGTCCTGCCCTGTCTCTTTATTCCAGGCCCTTAAACCCAGGTGGTGGTCGCCAATGAGATAACAGGCGGCTAGGTCTTTGTCTTTCTTATCTGTCGGTTTTTCGACAGGTTTTGCCTTGCCCTGTACGTCTTCGACAAGACCCTGCTTAAAGTCTTCAAGCGCTTGCTCGAATAGTGCTTGGGTATCTGCTTGACTCTTAACCCACTGACCTACTGGCTGACCTTCATCATTATAATAAGTCGAGACACCTTTAACACTGAAGCCCTTTGGAACAGTGTGGTGCATATCGTGTTCAGGGGAATAGCCATGCCTAGCAGCGGTTGCCCTTACCCGACTGCAAGCCGCTTGGACATTTCGTACAGCAATCCCAATTTTCTCGGAAATCTGCCTTACAGATAACCCCCTACTTCTTAACTCAACTATCTCTCTTTGTCTTTCTGACTCACAAAACTCTAACAAACCACCCCAATCAGTCATAACTATACCTGCATTCTGTTAGCCGCCCTGTATGAGGCTTCTACGGTTCTCCAAGCGTCGATATAGGCTTGGGCGGCCTGATACCTTACCTTGGCTTTAATCGCCTCTGAGCGCGCTTCTATGGCTTTAAAGCGGGTTTCTATGTACTGCTCGTCAGACTCCGCTCTCATCTCCGCTTCAGCCACACCACATCCTTTGTCTTTATGTTGTAATGCGATGCTGGCTTTAACAGATTTCAAAGTACCTTCAAGGATATTAGCGGCCTGTTCCCTATCGGCCCACTCTTCTCCCACTCTTGTTAGTTTTTCGTAAACGCTTTGCGGATTCATAGGCTATCACCACATGCAAGCGAACTAACTCGCGATAACACTCCGGCACGGATGAGAGCATCTCTTGCCGCTTCTCCCGTGAGTCTTCCGACAATATCTCCATCGCGTAGGTTCTCGGCCACTTCACTAATGATCGCCTTCTTCATGTAGTTTTCCCCAGGCTTTCGGTACATCAAGCTCACATTTGCACCGATGGGCGTCACCATTCCATGCTCGTGCATAATACGCAAAACTTCGGACATTCTACTTTCATAACCGACCGTTGTACAAATATCAAACATCTCGGTGATAGTGAACGCTTCGCCTGACTTGTATAGATTAGAGTTTAGAACCTGATCCACGGCGTCTTGAAGTTTGTATCTTGGCTTCATGAGCCCTCTCTGTAGACGATATCACCGTCATAAGCCTGACCATATTTATTAATAAAGTAATTAATCATGTGTGCTTTTAGCGGGCCATCTACCCACGTCACGTCAGTGAGATCGTCC